GTTGTCGGTCTGAAAAGCGCGTCAATTTTAGGATCAAAAGAGAGTTGTCGAGAAAAAGTGACAAATATGACAACCGGCTCAAAAGACAACCCCCAAAAAAAAATCGTGTTTCGTAAACGAGTGAGCTAAAGCGCAATCAAAATGGCATGCCTTGTGAGCCCCCGGAGTACCTACGCCCACAGTCCATGGATAAATACTATCCACCCTCACCCCTCTATTATGTATATTACACCACAATTTCATGGCACGATTATTGATTTGCGTTTCATTCATGCCTCTCTTCATTAAGCTTATTTATTATTTTTTGTTCTTTCTCTAAGAGAATTTGTTCTTCGATCTGTCTCTGTTCAAGCCGATTAAAGTCATTTGTTTTGATTTTGAATTCGCTCTCACCCTTGCGTTTGATCCAGATTGCTACTAATCGTCTGTTCATCATTATCCATTGTTAAAATGCCGCGATTCAATGAAATTCCTTTAATAACGCCCGTTTTGATCCATTGTCTAATGCTATTTTGGGCAGTTGAGAGTGATGAATAATGATGTTTTATTTCTGACAGCGCATCATTTAAACGGCACCCAGGATTAGCATGAATGTAACGCTTCAAATCATCAACGGTTTGATTAAAAGGTGTCCAGCGGTCTCCATTTGAATTGCCTGCCTCTGCATAAGTCTTCATTCGCTCATGCAATATAATTCTATTAGTAAGTGCTTTCCTATTAAGCCTTGGCTTTAAATATTCCCTCGCTGCAGAATCATGCCTTCTCATATCAATAGTAAAGATTCCGATGCCCCATTCCTTGCAGATTTTTCGCCCAAAATCGAATGTTTTGCTATTTGCCGATTTACCCGGCAGACATACTGACGAATAATTAAAATAGCGCTGATTATAATGTGCTTGAGCCAAAACTGTTAGATTCATGCCAAGTTTAACCTCAACTGCCCATAGAAAAGTATATTTAAGGACAATATCAGCTGATCCGTTGGGTGTTGTGACTTCCTGATAAACTTCATAATTTGTCCCATCAAAGCTTTTGATCAATTGCTTGGCCAGATCAACCTCTTTTATTTTTGGCATCGCTTAATTTTTTCTGGTGGGGAAAGCAGGACTCGAACCTGCGAAGCCGAAGCGCCTGATTTACAGTCAGGTGTAATTGCCTCTATACGATTTCCCCATTATATAATCCATTCGTTAAGTATGAATAATTTCCCGCTTATAAGCTTTTCAGTCCCTGAACCATCAATAACCCTTACACATTTGCACTTTACAAGACTGCAGCCGTCGATCGGAAAATTGTTTCTAATGACAGTGCACTTTTTACCGTTTGCGTTTTCGAGCAGTGGGAGCTTATGGAAAGGATAAAATTTTTCAATAAATCCATCCTCCTTTTTACTCAATTTTTTAGGCAATTTGATTATTTTCATAATCCTCTCTTGTCGCAAGTTAAGCAAAGTTTCGTGTCTGAATGAATTTTACCAGTCGTTTTGCAACTGCTGCATGTGCCGTTGATGATGCTGATAATTGAATTATCTTTACAATCAACACTACAATAATGACAAAATACATCCTTTTTCACAATTATCCAGCCATCAGATCTCGCTGACTCGATGCAGAATCGATAATCACCATCGAATTCTTTAATTTCTCCGCATGTATCACACTCAATAGTCATGAGCGATGATCTGTTAATATAGTCAATCATTCGGGCTCCTGCTTATAATTAGTATTCATCCTTTCAGACACTTTTTCGCGCTCAACAAGCTTTTTCAGATAATCCTTGATCGAGAGCTTTTTCTCAACGGCCATCATGTGAATTGCATGATGTGTACTCTCATCAATTGCAATAGTCTTAGTCTTTTCTTTTGCCATATCTTATACCTTGCGATTTTCTCTTGTTTAATTGCGGATGATATCAACAGAGCACATAAAGCTTTTACAGGGCCGGCCGGACAGAGTCGCTTGTTATTTAACGACGGATGTTTATGGAACCGTCACCCTCCATGCGGGCCTTATGTGCTCAGATGATAACATTAATCAATCAAATAAATTTAGCCTTTCCGCACATTTGCCAACCGCATACCCTAATTCAAATGCTTTAAAAAGGGCATTTGCTTCACCATTTTGGTAAATCTGCCCTTTCCCCCACAATTCCCTCGACTCTTTATCAAGGCGCAAGTGAGCATATGCGGTTTCAAATCTCCTCAATAATTCATCATGTTCTTTCGTGCCAAGCATTTTCACCTTTTTTTGAGAGCAGGCGACGGTAGGAGATTTCCGCACACAAGCCGCCGCCTGCCATTATCTACCTCGTGCGCGGTTTTTGGCAATCAGTTTCAAAATGTTTACGCATGTATTCATCATACGGCTGATTATGCTTTTCATCTGCATATATGGACGGTATTTTTACAGATTCGCCGGTGATGATGTTATATCTAACAACGTTGAACACCGGTTTTCTTCTAAGCAATTTGGCTAAAAAGTCTTTCAAGTTTAAAAATATTTGCTTCATGAGTTTAATATCCTGCTTTTATGTTAAAAAATATAGAGACAGACAGGGTTTTTAATAACTATTTCATCCGCATCTGTCCCTTCGTATCCGCCGGTTCCGCCGACAAGAATAATTTGGCACTCATCAGATTTATACTGATCAAGTTGTTTAAGATCGCCGTTGATGTCATCAATCTCAAAACCATCGTATGAAAGAGTTATGCAGCTAGCTCCATCTAATTCGTCACCATTCCAACTATCTCCAACTTGGCAGCTATTTTTAATAGTTGATCCGATTTGGCACGGTTCGCTCAATAGTCTCAAACCGAAAACAGCCATTCCTTCTTGTTCTGCTTTTTGAATGATTTTTTCGATTTCAGTTTCCATCTCTTTCCCTGCTTGAGTGTTTATCTTTAGTGACTGTGTTAAATATAGTATTACACTTTTACATTTGTGTGTCAACTACATTTTTACATTATTTTACATGTAGTTTTTGGTTATACTCGCAGAGAAGTTTCTCTATTTTTTTGCTCGCCTCAACAAAATCTTCTTTTTTTTCAAGGCTATTAAGGGCAGCGCTCAGAATTCTAAGAGCAAATTCTCGCGTAATAACCCATTTTTGATAATCATCTTTTTTAGCATTCATTGTCGTTTTTATAACATTGATATGCCGGGTTTCCCCGGCTGGTTGGTTAATAAACTACTTGATCATTCTCGACACAATGAAACGTCCAAACTTCACCTACCTTTGAAACAGGTTGCTCATATTCAGCTTTTTGCATGTTTTTTTTACTTCTACTGATTTTGTGAACTTTTACGTTCACCGGGTCGCCGTTTGCAGTAAAACACCCAGCAATTTCTATCGTGTTTCCTTTTTCCGGAGCATCAAAAACTTGCCCGATTACGTTGTCGTCTCTGTCTAATAAAGCTGCCTTTTCTATTTTTTCTTTCATCTCGTCTCCTATTCGAGTTGTTTAACGGCTAAACAGTAGGCACCATGATTGATGCATACTAGCAAGCCGTTAAGCTTGCCTTGGCAGTTAATCCTCGAGTTGACTTTCTTCGTATTCTTTGATCAACTCTGACTTGCTCAATCTAAACGGATTCGAGCACACATAAACATATGCTTGTTGCTCTGCGTCGTATTCGTAAAGTTTTCCGTAGGCTTCATCGTATCTGTACTTTTCCATTTTTTCTCCTGTTTGAGTTCTTGGTTTTAATGATGTGTTATATATACTAGTGCATTGAGTGTGCCACGCAAAAATCAGCGATTTTATTGCGATTGCTGGCAATGCTCCAAAAATAGTTCGACAATTTAGTCGATGAATTTCGCCGAAAAACTACCATTCATCACCTAAAATCTTGTGGCTTAATATTTACGGTATCTGCAGGCTCGTCATTTTTGTCGAAGCAAATTTCGCGTGTTCGACAAAAATGTAGTTTTTGGTTATCCGGTGCGGTAGCCGCAAAATAAATGCGGCTAATATTGAGGCTATTTGGCGGGAGTTTCTTTTTCGTTATCTGATCGCAATCCATCGAAAAGTCCGGAAATTATGGCCCCGAAAATCATGTCGACAAAGCCTATGATCCACGGCTCAAGCGAGTTATTCCAGATCGATTTTGTGAATTTCCAACGTGTAAAAAAGGCGGTAATTTTCACGCCGAGTTTGAAAAAAACGATGTAAATCCATTGCCTAGCCTTGGCGGTCGGGATCTTCTTCAAGATCCAGGTGATGATTGCTGCTGATGCTGTTCCGAATGCAAGTTCAAGCGCGTATTTGAGTGCAAATGACGTAATGATTTCGACCATTTTATCCCTCGATTTTGAGTTTTTTGATATTTTGATTATGGATGAGAATTTTCAACTTTTCCATCGCATCACGACTTGATGCAACTCCCCATTTTACAGGATGAAGAAAAAGTCCAGGGGCAATACACCCCTCAACATCGCCTGGAAAATTACCCGGATGGATAAGGATATAATTCCGATGATATTCACTCGTTAACCCGACGCCTAAATCATGGCATGTCAATGAAAGGCAATCGTGGAATTTAGACGAATCATACCTGTTTAAATCATATTCGCCTTCCGGGATGCAGCTTTCACCTTTTTTATTGTTCAGCCAGGGGCGCTCAACCGTGTAGCAGACAAACTCATCTCTATAAAAGAGCTTCCCGATCGTGCAATTATCAAGATAAGACCGTTTCAATCGTAGCATAAGACCTCATTGATAAATTAGTGAAAAAATTGCATGATGAAATTAAACATACTCACTTCGGGGGAAAAATGGCAACGTTGCTGAAAAGCGGGTGAAGAACTCATTTAATTTTATGGCCGGATAGCCGTTTTCGGCAAATAAAACAGCTATCGGGTTCGGAGGATTTGGGGCGGGATTACTCGATAATCAGTTCTGACGGCCAATCATCGACGGTAAAAGGCGTTTTAAATGGATAAGTATAAATACCGGTAACGGCCGGATCATTGGGTATCGCTTTTAAAAAAGCGGTGTTTTCGGTTGAGTAATCCAAATTTATGCACTTTGTTTCACCAGCATTGTAATCATAACCATAGCGACTTAGCATTTTTGCTGTAATATGCGGGGTCCCTTTCGGGATATAATAGAGATTTTTATCATCAGCAATCAACTTGTTTTTTATGGGCGCTATAAACATAGTATATGTGTTTGCAGGCGAATCACCGGTAAATGTACCTCCGACTTGATAACCTTGCCCTGCACAATCATATTCTTTGTGGAATAAATAAGCTCCTGCCCAGTTTCCCGTTAATTTGCCATAACTATTTATAGTTGCTACCTCAAAATCATCATTCGGCTTGAATTTTATCTCCCACTGCTCAGCGCTGATCAATTCACCGATGACATCACCACCGGATTTAAGTAACAGTTTTTGATCTGTTTGAGGTTCAGTTCCCTGAGTGATTTCTTCCAATTTTGATTCGAAAATATCAAGTTTTGCAATCAAGCCTTCAACTTTGCTTTTAAGATTGAAAAATTCCAATTCAATCGTGTTTTTTTTAGGCCGGTAGTATTTCTGCGACCAACCAGAACCCCATCCAGAACCCCATCCAGAACCCCATCCAGAACTCAGTCCAAATCCGAAACAAGGCGCAGTCAATAGACTCAAAAGCAAAGCAAACATAATCATTTTCTTCATCACATATCCTGTTTTAATTGATTAATTTTAATATACAGTTGACTTATAAACATCTCCATCACCGGGGTCTTAGGCAGCTCCGGCAAGGGTTTCTCCCTTCCTGATATAACTGATAGCATATATTGATTCAAGATCAATTCACATACCAACTTTTACCAAAATGTCGCCCTCATCAATTGTTTTATAGATATCTCCATCTCCTGAATCTGCGCCTGCTCCGCTAGCTAAATTCTAATCAGTTATACAGCAGAAATATTAAATTATAATGTATTTCTGCTGTATTATCGCCGATTCAGCAGTATAAAAATCTTGCGCTTTAGTGAGCGCATCAGGGTCATTCAAAATCTCAAGCTCACTCCTCATCTGGCCAGCAAGAGACAAAATTCTCTGTATTTCAACTGCTTTTTCTTCAAGTTTTTGTTCATCAGTTAATCCTTGTATCCTGATTTCTTCGCGTTGTTCAGCAGTTAAATCCTTAGACTCGATGGCGTTTTCTAATTCTTCGTCCGGAACAACCATTGATTTATTAATTCCCAATTCGCTGATGACATCGGATGCAATCCAAATTCCGCCAATGTCTTGATAAAAATATTGGCATCCAATAAAATCATCTATAAGCTCAGCTCCTCTTGATAATTGAGGAAAAAGCACGGTAAATTCATTTCCCGCCTGGTCTTCAATAGTTGACTCAATCTGGATTATATCGATGATAACCTGCTTATTCTTGCCTTTCTGATCATACATAGCCTTGATCTGCTCATACTGAGAATCAGTTAAGGCAACTTCATTAGCCCTGGGATGAGCATATATTAGATTTGAATTAATACATGCATTTTTACAAATTTCAAAAGCATCGTGCAGGGCTTTAAGTTCAGAATTAAATTGTTCGACTTGTTCAAATGTTGGTTGAACCGGGTTATCCCTTAAAACTGCGAGTTCTTCCATTTTGGAATCAATCGCTAACTTTTCAGGCAATGATTCTATAGCGTTTCTATTCGCAATTTCTGTTTGTGCTGGATCGATCGGCAATTCGTCGAATGAATCAATAACCATATATTGTCCAACCGTTTTGTATTTTATAGTTTTTCTCATTAATATCTGATTCCCCATTTATATTCAAATTCACGAGCCCATGTCGGCTTTTGATTTAATCTTATATCGCCAGACCACGAGTATCCATTAGTACTAAGATTGGTGTGTCTCATATATAACTCATTTGTATTTCTCGCTTGGGTAAACGGTCCATAATTACTGAGACCAACGGAAAAATATCCAGAAATAGCTTGGGAGTTTCCAAAAAAACTAACACCGGAGATATTAACACTAAACTCAAGTCTATTATTGGCATTGCAACTGCCCCAAATGTTAAATTTTAATCTCCAATTATTGTTTTCAGTCCTGTATGGTATTGCAAAGGATTCCGTCGTCACCCATCCAAATGCACCAGTAACCGTAAAATGTCCTTCTGCCTGTGAATATTTCTTTAAAGATGTCGGTCTCGGTTGCGCAGGGAGTTGTAAATATACACCAGCTATATCTGGTATTAATCCTGCTGCATCTGAAGATCTATAAAATTTTCCTCCAGCCGCAGCGACAGCAGCATTATTAGCATCACCAACATAAGTTGCTGCATCTAAAGCCGGGTAATTTGCTCTTAATATCCCCTGCCCAGCCAATAAAATGACACGATCTTTTGTAATCGATGGATCATCATAGTTAGCCCACAAAACATAGTTACCAGGCCCTATTCCATGAGCCTTTTGTAAAGCCTGTAAAATTTGGCTTACTCCTATCGCTTCATTAATACCGTTTGGAATGCCAACTGTACCAGCTGGATTATTGTATTTATTCACTTCCGAAGCATATGCCATTATAGCTTGCGAAACACCTTCCCAGCCGTCGTCGATTGAAAGTTTATGATATTCAGTTCCATCGGTAAATCCTGCCCCTGACGTATCTTTAGATGTCCAATTTGGAAAAACACCATTGCCGAAGCCATATTTTAATTCATTATATTTCATAATAACCTTAAGTAAAATTTATTACCAAAACACACCAAGCACCTAAAGTTTTATCATTTAGAATTAATGATTTGAAATCATCCTCCCTGTTGATACCCACATTGGCTGTTGCAATAGTCAATAATTCACCTGTCGCAGGGTTTCTAGTAGCATTTCCGCCAACAAAAAATATCATCGGCCAATAAACTGGATTAATTGGAATGTCATATTGGTATGGTATTTTGTAAACATCTACAAAGTATCCTACGACTGATATTACATTACCTGAAATAACATCTTTATATCCAGCATAAGCAATAGAACCACCTGAGCACATTTCAATTTTTCTATTTTGGGTGATAATAGGAGTATTGACTAATAATTCACCTCCAAAAATTGACGGATCAACGGGTGGATCGTTTTTATGAACCAACACATTGAATCCAGATTTATTAAGATCTGCTTGCAAATCATCAATACTGTTAACTTTTTTGCCCTGGTCAATTTTTTGTGACAGCCTAGCCTTCCTGATATCAAGCGCAATATATGGATTTGGATTTATCCCAAAGTTACGCTCTAAATCGTTTAAGCATGGTGTTTTATAAGGATTTCTAATATCACCCAAACTGTCAATAGTGACTTTAGATTCATCAATAACATCTGAAATCCCATCTAATTGTTGGTCAAATCCTTTGTCAGGTTCCGGGTTCCATAAAACACCTGGTGGCAATAAAGCATCGATTGCTGATCTTATCAATGATTTAACCATACGTTATTCCCCCGATATCTGCGAGTTTAACTCGTTCACCAGGTTTAGGCAGATAACTTGGTAAAGTACTTCCACCAATATCGAATGTAACAGAGGTGAACGTCCCACCATAAGCACTTACTATATCTTGGATCACCCGTGAAATAGCAGGAGGTTTGACGTTATCGTTCTTATCTGCGATGAAATCCAGTCCAGAAATATAATGTCTAACAGATCTGAAATATTTTTTCACACCAGTTTCAATTTCTGTTTTCACCTGTAACTCGATATCCAGAGAAACATCAAGTCCAAAAATATCAACATAGAATACGGTATTATATATACTCTCAACCCATAGTGTTGAATTTCCATCGCAGCCCAAGACTTCCCTTGCATTTCCAGTATCGGGATCATATTGAATATAATTTCTCGCATCGTCGAGCAATGAAGGTGGCGCTACTCCATCCGGGTCTATTGACGCATCAGCTTCAATAAAAACTGTTCTCTCCCCAGGATAAATAGCGCCAGCGCCAGTTTGCAAGTAAGTTGGATTACCGCTATATGGATCAGCTCTGAATACTCCAGATGTTTCCTGAGCATTGTTTCGATAATCGGTTGAATTTGATCCGCCACCCCTTGATCTTTCATATGTTAAGAGCCTTTGCCTGTATGCTTCTACTTCCTCAGCGTTCGTTCCTGTTGTTACATACCCTGTTACAACTCCGGTTTGCTCTGCACCTGGCACCTGTCTATCAGCATTGACTACTTGATCGATGATAAGATTTCCAACAACTCCTGCGGTTAAAGCGGTAGCTGTTATAGTTGCAATATTGGTTGGTCCTGCAATTACCTGAAAATTCGGTCTATATCTCACGCCATTGTCTTTTCCAACATATATGACAGACGTATCGATAATAGTTCCTTCAACGGCAGGAACATCAAATATAATTACCGCAGATTGTGCCTCTTTTTCTATTATTCCATAACCATTGCCGATAATCCTGAGACCGACAATTGATGCCGAAATCGTTAGAGCTTCCTTTGCTCTATCAGTTGCTAATTTTAAAAGAGAGGTCAGGAGCAACGACAATACAGCAGATTGCACTTTATTGTATGCCTTATCTGCTGCAGGAGTTGTCTGATTGATTTTACTCTCAATAATTGACAGGGCTGAATCGTAAAGTTGTTGAACCGTTGAAGTTATAAATGCCATCAATTTTCCTTACTAATTCTTTCATTTGCCGGATCTGATATTTGGAACTGCCATAGCTGAGAAAATACCGTGAATATTTTAAATGTTCCAGATGGAGGACTGACCGTTATTTTATTCACAACTTTATCTGATACAGGATTCGACACATCTGGCTTAATTTCTCCATAAACTTTTCCACTCAATGCTTTCTTTGTCGCTTGTTCCCGCAGCGACAAGCCTCTTAAATTAATTGGGCTATTTTGGAAAGTATCCTGATAATCGGTGCCGATTCTTTGAGCTGGATCCAGCATCAAATAGTTTCCAATCCAGCCTTTTTGATGTGAATTCACCCCTTTTGATTTTGTCCCGAGATCAATCGATATTGAATTTTCAATCCCCCTATCCATTATCGGTTGGCCACCGCGATATTCAAAATATGATCCATTAGGGCCGAGAATCATTTTTGGATCGCCTTCATAAATGTCTGTTCCGTTCATTATGCCTTTATTACTTGCAATGATGACTGTGTGTTTTCAAGATTCGTGATGATTGGAGTTAAAAGAGCCGCATTGGTTGGGGGCCCTGTAGGACCGCCTGAGTTGGTAAATGTTATTGTATCTCTGAGATATTTTAATGCATTTATAACTTCTGTCAAATTATCGTTCATAATTTTTAGCAATTCGTTTGTGCCATCTCCAAGTTCTATTTTACCGTCTGCGCGAAGATGAAGATAAACTGAAATTGTGTCACTATTTGATCTCGCATATAATTTTTTATCACCCGATGCAACAGCAGCTACTATTTGATCTTTTGTCCCAAGCGTAATTTTATAGCCGCTTCCAAGATTAAAAACAATGACTTTATCGCCATTGACCGGGGCTGTATCTTCCCCGGTTACATTAATCCATTCGACTGTTTCAGGGGATTCACCCAATAGTTGAACTTCTATCATTCTTGTAGCAGGCAAGCCTCGATATGATTCGATTGATTGACCAACAACTTTTCCAATGCTCATTCCCATGGTTCAGACACCTCACCTGCTGAGTATAAAGAAGGAGGAGCGATTATTAAATCTGTTGTTTCCCCTCCGCTACTATCAAGATTGTATTGCACTTTAGAAATTAAAAATGAATATCCGTCTGGAATAAATAATGTCGGTGATTCGACTGTCACGATTGTGTTTTCTCGCCATAATTTACCATTTGGAGCCTTCCAGGTAAAAGCATGCATAGGCATTGATAATGATTTCACAATTGTTTGATTATGCGCTAAGTCAACTGCTTTTTGCCCCGCTCCTTCTTCCAATGAATTAATTACAATTGTCTTAAAACTTGGCACCTTGATTCTCATATCTTTCGAGATTGCCGGAGCATCTTTCAACAGCCACGAATATGGAGAATCGTTAACCGCAACATAGGTTTGATAAACATCAGTATCATCAAAATTCGCTGAGAATTGATCTGTCATTGGAACAATTGCGCCTTTTCCTTCAATTATTGATCCGACCGAATTTTTTTTTGTGTTGGCAATTAGATATAATAAGTTACCGTCAGCATCATCACTTGTTAAAATTGCTCGTTGTCTTGCGAGATTTTGAAGAAAAGCAAAAATCTTATCTTGAGCTCCAATCTTTTCATTCTCAAATTTCTCATTAATTTCATTGTCGACCCCATCTGAAACAACGTTAATCCCAAATATATTGCAAAATTCATTTGAAATATCCAGCAGTGATGATTCCAGAAATTCCTTTTGGACTCTTGGATTCGACATCACCAACCCGTAAACTTTTGAAAATCCGCCAAGTGTTAGCGCATTTCCTGATAATGAAAGTATTGGGGTTCTTGAATAGAGATATCCGGTAAATATTTTTTCGCCAAGTATAGATATTTCAACATTAGCAAATGAATGCGGACGTATTAATTCGTCAAGCTCCTTATCTTTTCCCGGACTCCATTCAATGACACAATTAAACTCACTTATTCCAGTTATTGTTCTCATGACCGATGCAGATGTCGGTACCAATTCTTTAGATCCGAGTTTAATCTTCATAATTTATTCTGACTATTTTTTAGACTTACAATGTCCGGATCGACTGGTATGAATATAACCTCACCAGGTTGTATATCTTCTTGCCCAACTGTTCTGAATTGCAGTTGGTTGCAATCTCTTATCAACGTCCATTTTTCTGAAATTCCATAGGCTCTTTGAGCAATTTTTGGATATGTGTCACCAAATTGCACAATATATGAATTACCGGGAATTGGTCTCATATAAAAACTCTGACTTCTGTTCCTGCAGACAAGAGAATGATATCATCACCATGCAGATTATTCCATTTGCAGAAATTTGCGAAATTTTCATCTAATAATATTCCATCAACTTCAATTATTTCACCTGGTCCATCCAATTCTGTCCATGCAATTTCTATTGGTGTCCTGGGAACCTTTGTTTTGAATCTTCTCTCAATTTTCAGATTAACGCTGGAGCTGAGCAAAAATTTTATTGCAAGTTTATTGGCCGTTAATTGATCGCTATAACTTCCGGATTGACTAACAAACTGCGATTCAATCGGAGTATCGTAAAAAAATTCCTGAATCTCATCCAACCTGTTAATCATCGATGCGAAATAATCATTCACCTTAGTTGCTATTTCGATCGCCTGCTCTCTCGTTTCAATGCCCGGCAAGATAACAGATTTTGCAATCTCAGCATTGACTAACGATAAATTTAATTCAAGGATGGCTGCTGAATTCCTCCCGCCATCTCCGGCATCGTCCGGCTCAATGGCTAAGTTATCTGCGAAAGTTGTGAAATTATCAATCGAACTAATCGAATTATTTTGAGAAAGTCCAATCGATTCGAAGAGACCTGAAAATTGTGCACCGAGGGCGGTAATATCTGGCGGGAAATTGCTAATAGTAGATTCTATTCCCCTGAAAAGTGCTTCAATTCTAGGATTAATAATTTGTAAATTTTCAATCTTTTTCAAATTCTTTTTGATGGTATTGACTGCCTTCTCCACTGCGCCGACAATTGCACGATATTGAGCAAAGCTATCAACCTTCACATTTGATTCCAATTGTCGGACTGCAGATAAATTAGCCTCTGATGCCTGAAAATCAAGAGTGGTCTTGAGTTCAACAATGGAAACTTCGGTACCATCCGGCAATCCTTCTATCCAATTCGTGTTAAATGTTGTGAAATCAACAGATCTAACCGGTTCATCTTCCCAAACTGCACGGCTCAAATTTAAATTTAAGAGTCCCCTCATCGGATGGAATATAGCCCATTTTCCTTTGGCGTCTAACGATTTCCAGAATTCAGCAGAAACCAAATCATGATCTGGTCCATCGAAATAAATAGTCAATTGATGAAGATCTCCCTTAACTTCCAAATCCTGAATCAGGGTTCCCTTAACTTTTGGAGAATCGAACAGACCGAGCTTTTTTTCCTTCGTTACCGGATCACCTATCCATTTTCCGATATATTCTTTGTTTCCATCTTCATTTGGAGAGATTAGTTTTATTTCGGGCTGTAATCTATCTTCAATTGTCGGCATTAGAAAGCATTAGCTCCGGCTAAACCTTTTGTTCCAGGTGCTTTGATAGTTGTATCAACCTCGACGTTTTTAGCATTGATATTATTTTGAACATTGACATTCAAATTAGGCTGCAATGAACCGAATTGTAAAATTCTTTGTTCAGCATCTTTCCTCTTCTCTTCATCAGATTTTCCGCCGCCAAACAATGTTTCAGCAACCGCAGATAAACCGCCGCGTCTTGCAATTTGACCGAGATTTTCTCCTTTTTCTGTCGTCAATGCTTTTTTCAGATTATCGCCTTGAAATAACTTTATGGTGGCTGTAATGGCTTTGAGAGAAAGCTCAATCATTTTAAGCGTTGCCCGGAGCGGAAATAAAGCAACATCTAATGCTGTTATCCCTTTCGCGGTATCGGCTCCCATAAATGCGTCTGTTATTTGTCCGATCAAACCAAAAACAGTAGTTAGAGATTCACCTAATGCTCCAAATGTTGCTTTTAATTGAGAATAAGTTTCTGTTTTGGAGATCATACCGAGCCATTTTCCATAAACAGCAACAATTGTCTTTATTGATGCAATTAAAGGAGCAGGATTTATTTCTCTGAAAAAGTTGGTAGCGCTAACGATTGCAGACTTGATGTTTTTTTCAAATGGATCAATAAATTTGAATCCGAGTTCAGTCAGTGCGGAGCCTAGTCCCTTTATCCTGTTTCCAAGTGATTTTTGCATGACATCGGCCGTTTTCTGCGCAGTGCCCTTAGCACCATCCAGCATTTTTTTAAAGTCATCTACTTTATCAATATTTCCTTGCAAATTCTTTGCCCCGGCAATTGCCCTCTTCCCGAAAATGGCATCCATAACACGAGCCTGATCAACAGGATCAAGCCCTTTTAGTTTCATTTTTTCGTTAAGTTCCTTCAATACATCTGTCAGTGACCGGACACCACCTTTTCCATCCTTAAGTGTTAAATTGAATATTTTCATTATATCCGCACCGGCACCGGCAGGAGATGCAAGATTCAAATAGGCATTTTTAAGCGCTGTCATCGCGTTAGTGCCTTTAATCCCTGAATTTCCAAGTATCGCTGTCTGTGCCGCAACTTCTTCAAGCGAAACATTCAAAATACCGGCAGCTATCGGACCAATATCTTTCATTGTTTCAAACATGTCCTCAACCGTGACGTTCGCGGAATTGGCGGTTTTTACCAAAACATCGTTCAAACGGTTAAGATTCTGAATTTTTTTAATCGGATCATCAACAGCTAATCCAAAAGCACCTAGCAAATCAGAAGACATATCAGCAACTCTTGCAAAATCCTCTCCGGTTGCAATGGATAGATTAATCATTGAGCGCAGACTTCCCATCGCTTCTTCTGAGGTGAACCCTGCCCTTGCAAGAAAATCTAGAGCTTTTGCGCTTTGTTCTGCCGTAAATACGGTTGTAGCGCCCGCTTCCCTCGCTGAAATCTTTATCTTTTTTAGTTGAAGATCGAAGTCTTTAGCGTCAGGTCCAATATCCTTGAATCTCACTGCAGCAGCGGTAATGGAATCATCAAATCCTATAAATTGCGTGGCAACTTCAGTCACTCCCTGGGCAAGTAATCCGAAACCTTTTTGGAGAATTCCGGCCGCCAGAACTCCTTTGAGAACTGAGCTAAAACCCATTGCAGATTTTGTTGATTTCCTGAAACCATCATGTATCGAATTGTTCATTCGGCGGGTATTCTTTTCGATGCGGCGGGCAACAGCACTAACATTTTCGTCAGCTTCAAATCTTGTTTTGACACGCATCGATTTGGGCATATTAGCTCTTCGGTTTATTTTTTGGGTTGTATAAACTAAAGCTGTACCAGAATTTAAGCTGTGAGAATGTTAGTTTCCTTATCTCGGATATTGGCTGATTCTGATAGAGTGCAGCCATCATATTTATACACCTTTGTTTAAGGCCGTCTCTCCGATCATTAGGCCCTA